CTGACCGATGATCAGATACAGAAATACTATCGCTATGCCTATTCCATAGCAGGGGCATTGTATCGGGATCTATTTCATCATGTTTACTGTGAGCTTCCCGGTAACATACAGAATCCTGACACCTACATTTACAGATCAATGCTGAATGCCTACATCAATAAAAAAAGCACATTTAACAAGATGTACACTATTCAGGACAATGAGATAGATGTGCAAGTGGCAGATGAGATCCAGCAGCATTCAAAGTACGACAGCTTCCTGCTCCACAAGATACTCCTTGAGATGGAGATGGAAGGCTTTGAGCATGAGGTGAGGATATACAAGGAGGTCAGATTGGTATCTAATATAGTGAGGCTCAGTAAAAAAATAGGGGTAACTCCGAAAACATTATCAAAAATCGTTAATTTCGTAGAAAATGAGGTTCGCAGCAGATATCTTCACTATAACTCCTGAGCTGGTCATCGTAGGCTGGTTCATTATTTTCATCCTGACACATGAGGTGAATCTCTCATTCAGGCTCAAAAAGTTCGTTGGCCTTGATCCAACGGAATATATCAAGCTGATCGACTGTCCTCCATGCCTTACATGGTGGTTCACATTGATCATATCGCTGGAACCGGCAACAGCTGCCACAGCGTATCTAATAGCTATACTAATTGATAAACTGGAATCATGAAACTATCACAAACAGCACAGCAAGCTCTTGATCGCATCAAGCCAAAGATAGAGATCAAGGCCATAGACTTCAAGGGCGCACAGCTCAATGATCTCGCTATCGTTTACCATGAGGTAACGCTGCTCGCTACAGGCAAGGGCAGAGTAATGTCGAAAGGTTGCAACGGATGTATCCCTCCAGCGGTCCACATCTGCTACAATTACCTACAGACTATCAAGGAGCCTGAGATCATTGAAGAGCCAGCGAAGGTCATAACCGTACAGGTTGACGAATGGAATGATCTCACAAAGGCTGAGCTGTGGGAGCAGGTGAAGAAACGAGGTTTATCGGCACCATCTACAGCTACAAAAGCAAAACTAATAGAGGTACTCAATGCAGGAAAATAACACACCAGAGGAAGGATCTAATAAAAAAGATCCCCGAAAAGAGTTCTTTGCAACGATTGGATACTCTTACATTATGGAGATGAAGAGGAACCGTGAGTTCAGGCGCAAGATGGAAAAGACTGAATTCGGTAAAGCAACGAAGAGATATTTAATACAAGTATTTGGACAAGATGCCAACACCAAAGAAGAACGAAACGAAGGAGGAGTGGATTGATCGCTGCATGGGTGACAGCGAAAGCGTTGATACCTATCCAGATGAAGATCAACGGTACGCTGTATGCAGTTACAAGTGGGAGCAGTTTGAGCCTATCAGGCATATCTCATTCGATTATGATGGCGTGCTGACCTTGAAGAAAGGAATGGATCTCGCTCTCAAGCTACGGAATCAAGGTCATGTTCTGTACATTGTATCAGCCCGGCAGGGGAAAACGCTAATGAAGCACAAGGCAGAACTGCTCGGAATACCAATGTCGAGGGTATATGCTACAGGATCGAATAAGGCGAAGGTGGCAATGGTCCTGAAGCTCAAACTGAAGAACCATTATGATAGTAGTTCCTTTGTTGTCAATGAACTCGGAAAGGTTGGTAAATTGATTTGATATGATAGTAAAAATCTCACAGGTTAAACCTAACCCAAAGAACCCGAGAACGATCCGGGATGATAAGTTTCAAAAGCTGGTAAAGTCTATTCAGGACTTCCCTCAGATGCTTGAGAAAAGGCCTTTAGTATGTTTTACAGATACAGATGGTAAGTATGTAGTACTCGGAGGTAATATGCGTTTAAAAGCATCTAAAGAGGTTGGATTGAAAGAACTTCCTATTATCCTTGCGGATGATTGGACTGAAGAACAGAAAGCTGAGTTCTTGATTAAAGATAATGTTGGGTTTGGCGAATGGGATTGGGATCAGCTTACATCTGAATGGGACGCTGAAAAGTTAGATGATTGGGGTTTAGATTTACCGATTATAATGGACGAACCAAGTTTAGATGAACTAATAGGCGAAGAAAAGAATAAACCCGCTTCAATGAAAATAACTTTTAAGACGGTTGAACAATTACAAGAAGCCGAAAACGACATTCAAGAATTAATAGATAGAAAATATAACGGAGCATTTTACTCAGTAAGTGCAGGTGAGATATGAGATTAGAAAAGGCGTCTTATAAGGCTATTAAATATGCGTGCTTAAATTTTCATTATGCAAAGGCAGTTCCAGTAAATACTGTTGGCTTTTCAGTATTTAATAAAAAAAATGAATGGTGTGGTGTTATTTTATACGGTACGGGCGCAAATAATAATTTAGCTATTAATTATGATTTAACTCAAGGTCAAGTTTTAGAATTGGTTAGAATGGCTTTAAATGGTAAACAAGAATCAACAAGTAAAGCATTGTCATTATCTTTAAAATTAATTAAAAAATATTCTCCTTTGTGTAAATTAATAATTAGTTATGCAGATAAAGACCAAAAGCATAACGGTATAATTTACCAAGCAACTAACTGGTATTTTACAGGTATTTCAATGCAAAATAAAACAGATAGTAGTTGGATTATTAAAGGCAAAAGATACCATGGTCGAATTATTAGCGATTGGGTTAAACAAAAAGGCGGATTAAATGGATTAACACGAAAACAATTTATACAAAAATACTATGATAAAGATGCGTTTGAGTTTGTTACAAAAGGTAAAATAAAATATATTTATCCACTTGACAAAAGTTTAATATCTTTGTGTAAGTCTTTAAGTAGACCATATCCAAAACAAGCGGTTGAAGTTCATGAGTTGAACAGTTCACATTCCAGTGAAAAGGTAGGTGGTGCGAATCCAACCCAACCGCTCTAATTACACCGAAACTACACCGAATATGGCAAATGAAGATAATTTAAAACCTGCATGGGAAAAAGGCGAAAGCGGAAACCCAAACGGAAGACCGAAAGGAGCAAAGAATCGAAGTACGATCGCACGGTATTGGTTGGAGGTCAATCAGAATTTAAAGAACCCATTAACCGGAGAACTGTGGCAAATGCTATGCGAAAATCACTTGAGAAAGGAACGCTATATTCACTTGAGACCTTACTGAGCAGGGTATATGGTCAACCGAAACAGGAGATTGAAGCACAAGTGAATGTTGATAGGTTTGATTTTGAATGAAAGTAGTCAAGGGATACAAACCACATCATAAGCAAAGGGAGATACACAACAGCATCAATTCAGAGGATGCAAAGTATTATGTTCTCTGCATAGGCAGACAATGGGGCAAGACGTTACTCTGCATCAATCAGAATCTGTACTGGGCCATCAATGACAAGGGATCAAACATAGGCTGGGTATCACCGATCTACAAGCAATCAAAGCGTTCTGAGCTGATCATAAGAGGCTTCGATTCCACTATCACATTCTTTTCAGCGGAGAGGCCTGATAATATCAGAGGTAATACCTTTGATTATCTGGTATGCGATGAGTTCGACTTCATGAAGGCTAACATCTGGGAGGAGATCCTCCAGCCTACGGTACTGGTCAAGGGTAAAAAGGTAGTGTTCATCTCAACACCGAAAGGTAAGCGAATGATGTACAGGCTATCGCTGCTCAGGCATCAGGATGATCGCTACAGGTATTTCAAGTTCACCAGCTATGACAATCCCATGATCGACAGCAGAGAGATCGACAGCATCCGTACAACGGTACCGGATCACATCTTCAGGCAGGAGTACCTTGCTGAGTTCATCGATGGAGCTTCAGGACTATTCAGGAACATCAGAGAGAGCATCGGCAGAGCAGAACACAAGGGCAGGATCTACGGAGGGCTGCAACGTATGTCGAGGTCAATAATCAAGGGGATGTATTCTATGAGATGCTCAGAAAGAAGGTAGGCAATCTAATCGAACCATTCACCACCACATCGAAGAGCAAGCCTATCATGATCGAGGATCTGGCTGTGGCCTTTGAGCAGATGGAGCTATTGATCCCCGATGATGAGTACCTGATCGATGAGCTGGAAGCATTTACCTATGTATTCGATCCCAAAACAAGGCACGTAAAGTATTCAGCTCCTGAAGGCATCCATGATGACTGCGTGATGTCGATGGCCTTGTTCAATCAAGCAAGGAAGCATTTATCTCTTAAAGGGAGATATTTTGCTAAAGTATAGTATATTTATAATAATAATAATATAATTGCTAAATCGATTTAGTAAATGGAATATAAGCTGCCAAAGAAATCGAGTGATCTGCGAATCAGCCATTTCAAGCACATGGCGAACGTGGAGATTGAGAGCATTGAAACGATCATCGACAGGGCGAACCTGATAGCTGACTTCATAGGTATCAGCAGGAAGAAAGCCTATACCTTCGATGCGAGGGATGTGATCAAGATGTCGAATCATATCATCAATCTGTACGGTGATATCCATATCGGCAATCCTCCAAAGGAGATAACGCTGGGAGGTAAGGAATACGAGCTGATCAATCCTGAGAAGGTGGGAGTGGGATGGCATGCTGACTTCAGCAAGATGGACATCAACAGAGATCCTGTGCAGCTGGCCTGTATGTTCTATTTTCCGAAGGGGCAGATCTACGGTGATGTTGATGAGAATGACAACCTGCTCAATCCTATCCGTGACCGGTATAATGATATCGGGGATCACATGGAGCTGAAGGTATTTCTGGAGGCGTGCGCTTTTTTTTTGCGAAAAACAGAACGATCGATGAGGCTATCAACGGCAAAAAGGACAGCAGCGGAAAAGGTGACAAAGATACTAAGCCGAATAGGTATGCATGGGAGGAGGTCTTCGATCTTATCGCAAAGGAATACTACGGAGGAGATTGGAATAAAGCAATGAAGCTCAACATCTATGCATTCAGTCACAGGCTCAAGTTCATTACCCACAAAGCCAAGAAAGAACTCCAACAAGTAAAGGCTGCAAGAAAGCGATGAAATACTACATCATAGAGGTGGGATGCGATATGATCGCAATGGCTACGGTGGTCGCTGCTGTGATCAAGGCGAGGGAAGGCCACTATGTGATGTATGAGGTATCTGATGACAAGTACATGAGCGTTGAGGAGATCACAGCGGATGCATTCGCTACACATCACGCTATAGCAATGAACAAATACTTTGAGAATTGACCAGGTTAAGCGAGGCAGAGATCGAGGCATTGATAAGCAACATCGGTGAGGCTGAAGCTGTAGTCAAGGCAGAGCCGGGTTCACCATTGGATGAGCTGCTCTGTAAGCTGATGCAGGAGGTAGTGGATGCGCTCATTCAATCGCTGAGCAGCTATGATGCTGTAGCCTCTGCGAACTTGATGCAGTCAATGATCCCCTCACAGCAGGCGTATCTTGATGGGGATATCTTAACGGTCAATATCACAGCTCCTAATTACTGGAAATTCGTGAACTATGGAGTAAATGGTACGGAGGTCAATCATGGATCCCCAGCATGGGGAACACAGCCTCCATCGGATAGGAGCTTTCATGCATCAATCATGAACTGGACAAGGGATAAAGGTGTGCAATTACCTGAGAGCTTCAGCAGTTATGAATCATTTGCATGGGCCATAATGACGAACATCCGAAAGCGAGGACAGAAGCCTCGACCTTTTTACTCTGATGTTGTGAATGATGATCTGATTAGTTACCTATCGGAAGCAATTAGCACTCTCATAGGTAGGGCGATAACAGTAAACATAATCGAACCTTTCAAATAATGGCAGTTAGTATATCACAATTCCCGGCAGACTACACATTCAGCGATAATCCGCTGACCTTTGTATTCTCATCAACGCAGACAGCACAGGCGAATTTCAGCTTCATCGTTGAAACGTATTTCAATGCTGCTTTGGTATCTGTTGACAGGGTATTCCCTGAGGTGAGTGGATATGCTCACATCGATGTGTCACCTATCGTAAAGAATCTATTTAATAAGCCTGTAATAAACAACAGCATCTATTCAGAGAGTGGCATCTCAGCGGATATCAACATCAAGGTAATCGAGAACTATGGCACTCCTCCGATAGATCAGGCGGATCTGACCAGCGCAACGATTCCTGTGATCAAGGGCTGCTTATCAGATAGGGCATGGACTACATACACAGCTCCGGATTACATGGTGGCATCTGTTGGAGCGCAATTCATGACAGAGATGAACAGCCTGAAAGGCATTCCTGTGTGGGCTATTTTACAGGATCCTTTTGTTCTTCAAGCGATACAGCAGGGGAATCCTGCATTGCTTACAATAACCATAGAGAATTCATCTGTCGGAGTTATTGATACGTACACAGATACACAGAGTTACATTATCCCACAGATCAATGTAAATACAGATACTTTATACACAGATTGCGGATTCAGTTATGTAGATATCGGAGCAGCTGAGTGGGTGAATGTAACGCTGGACAATGCTACGTTCAGAGTGGATATCTATCAGCCTGAGTGCGATGATGATCCTTCAACGCTGCAATGGATTAACCAGTTCGGCAGCTGGGATTCGTTTATCTTCAGGCATAACGTAGAGCGCAAAGGGGAGGTAACTGAGCGAACCTATACTAAAAAGTTCGGAGCATGGGATGGCACTACATTCACCTATGACCTGAATAATGCAGGGAATATCAGAGTGGGTACGCAGCAGACTGACAAGCTGACGATCTATACGGACTGGATCACACAAGCTGAACAGAACTACCTTACAACGCTGTACAAGGCACCGAGA